CAAGCATAGCGGATAACTTTAAAGGAGCATCGTCATGACAAATGAAGACCAGAAAAATCAGAATGAAGAAATGAATGAAGATAACCTTATAGCTGAACTTGATAAGTTCAACTCAGGCTCTTTACCTGAAGATGAAACACAGCAATTAGAAGAACAAGCTGAAGAAACATCTGAAGAAGTTCAGGAAAGTCAATCTGAAGAGAAAGTTGATGAAGAACAATCAAATGAAAACGAATCCGAGATTGAGCAATGGCTCATCGAGAATAAATTCAAAAATGATGAGGAAGGCAAACAAAAGCTAGCAGAAGCTTATAAGCAACTCCAGTCTAAAACAGATAAGGAAAGAAATGAATGGGGTACTGAAAAGCAGAAATTTGAAAAGCTAGCTCAGTTAGATGACTTTCTTAGCAACAATCCTGATGTTGTAAAAAAACTGACAGAATCTGTTCAGCAAAAACAAAAGGATGTGAATGCACCGCCTGTTAAGCCTGATGATTATGATATTCTAGATGAAAGCGTTGATAACTCTAGCTCCGCAAAATGGAGAGCAGAACATGACAAATGGCTTATTCGTCAAGGTGCTACTCAAGCCATGATGGAGGTTGAAAAATTAAAATCTGAGCTAAATCAGTCTCAGGCTTTTGATGCAGAAACCGCAGAGTTACAGAAAATGGGGTTAAGCGATACAGATATTGTAGAGTATAGACAATTTATGGCTGACCCAAATAATGTTTCTCAGGAGAACTTAGTTCGTATTTGGCAAACTTTATCAAATAAAGGGGATAATTCTGAACCAAAAAAAGTTGAGCAAAAACCAAAAGTAAAAAATAAACCTAATAGTGCAGCTTCTGTTAGCGGTAATGCACCACAGGCAATCGAACCAGAGGAAAAAGCAGTAGACGATTTTTGGAAAGGAATTATGCAATTTAATAATTCAAATAGGTAGTGTTATAATGCGAAAGGATTGTAGCGCTACTGTGACATAAAACGGAGGTAGAAATGTCTACAACAAGTTACGGTTCTGGAACTGCTCTCCAATTCTCAGATGGGTCTCAAAGACAAGTCTTAGAATTAGGAGACAAAATCCATTACTACAATCCAAATGTTACTCCCATTTTCTCACTTTTTGGGCAACAGTCAGTTGTGACTCCAGTTCCTATTTTTGAGTGGATGGAAGATGAGTACATGATTAAAAAAACAGAGAAGTTCAATATTACTTCTTCAGATGTTGCTGATACAGCAGATGGTGGTATCAATGGACACCACACAATTCTAATTGCAGAAAGACAAGCTCAAATGGAAATGTTTGAAGTTGGAGGTATATATTCTGCTAGTGTTGCAGGTGGTTCTGCTGCTCTTCAAACTGCTGTTACTCACTTTATTTGCATTGCTGTTGGTAAAGATGTAAACCATGCTAGCGCAACAGATAAAATGGCTCAGTTTGTTGGAGCGCATGCTCATGCAAGTCTTGATGCTTATAATGTAGAAGCCTGTGCTGATGGTTCAGACTTAATTACAGCAGATGCATCTGGTGTTTTAACATTGTCATATGTTGCAAATGCTGGTCTTTTTTATGACAATGCTGTCGCAACATCTTATTATGGCTATCAAACACATAGTGGAAGTAATGGATTTGGTGAAGCTAATTTTGCTGATGCTGATTATTTCATTAGAGAAAATGGAATAGCTGGAATTGCTGAAGGCTCTGCTGTTGGTGTTGAAACTCGTAAGAAAGTTCGTAGGTTGAAAAATTGTACTCAAATTTTTCGTGAGCCTTATACCATTACAAATACTGCAAAAGTATCTGAGCAATATGGTGGCCCTGAACTTTCAAGGTTGCAAGCTAGAAAGCTAGCTAAGATAAAAGGTGACATTGAGTTTGCTATGCTTACTAATGGTGCTATTTCTCTTGATGCTAGTGCAGAAAATCCAAAAAGAACATTTCAAGGAATAGGTCTTGGAACTTCTAATGGTTCTATTTCATCTTTGAATGGGTTTGATAATTCTAATCTTCAATTAAGTTATTCTTCTGGTACTTTAAGTAATATGGACTCACTTACTGAGTTTATATTCTCAGATATGGTAGCTGGAAGTATGACGAAGACAGTATTTGCATCAAACAAATGGATGGTAAAGCTAGCAGCAATGACTAGAAGTGCTGATACTGGATTTTATGATTCTGGTGAAGAAACAAAGGGTGGATTAAGAGTTCGTTCTTATCTTGGCCCTGTTGGTGAGCTTAACTTTGTCCCTCATCCTTATTTAAAGGGTGCGTATGAAGATTATGCAGTAGCGATTGACCCTGCGAACTTTTCAGTTCGTCCTTTGGCTGGTCGTGATATGCAACTTCGTACAGACATTGTTCAGGATGGTCGTGATGGTCAGACTGATGAGTGGCTAATGGAAGTTGGTATGGAAGTTCGTAATGAACAAACTCATGCCGTTCTAAAGCTAAGCTCTTAGAAACCTAATAATCGCTTAGGGGGTGAGCATGCTCATCCCCTAAGTTAGGAGTAAGTATGAATCAAATAACATACGGAACTGGGTCAACAGGATTTAGTGATGGTTCTAGTCGATTAGTTTCTACATTAAAAAAGAAAAAAACTCGTTTTCGTAAAAAACGCAAAAAGAAGAGGTATTAATGCGCTATCAAGAAGCATATGAATTAGTTGATGCAGGTGTAGTTGCAGGTGGTATAGAGATACCTGTTTCTCATAATTTAATAGAAATATACTTTGACCAATCTGTAAACGATATTGCAATGAGGTCTGTTAAGAAAAAAGACTTTCAATCTTTTTCTTCTGGAGGCAAAGAGCATGTTTTTACAAAATCTAATTATTCAGGGCAGATTTATAAAGTAGAGCTAGACCAAAAAGATGTTCCTTTTGTTGATGAATCAGCAGTTATTTCTAATGTTGATGATGATGATATTTCAAATATTGGATACTATATTAAAACAGATTTTTCTACAGGTTCAATTACAGGAGTTAGCTCAGCTTCTCCAAGTGTCGTAACATCTGCTTCTCACGGACTTAGCACAGGAGACTTTGTAATATTTAGTGAAATAAAAGGTCATTATACAACAGCAAGTAAAATTTCTCATTTAAACAGCAAAAGACTTGCAGTTACTAAATTAGATGACAATAGTTTTTCTGTAGCAGTAGATTCTTCAAGCGGAACAACAGCATATTCTAGTGGTGGAGTATGGCAAGAAGATACTCATAAAATTTTATTAACAAAAAATCCTGATGCTAGTACACCTTTAAAAGTTTATTACTATGCTAAACCAGAACAAAAATCAAGTATGTCTAGTAGAATAGATTTGCCAGAACAACTAATTCCAGCAGCTATTCATAATACACTAGGTCATTTTTTAAATCTTGGAGGAAATCTTCAAGTTGGTAGCGGGCATATGGGATTAGCAAAAAAACTAGAACAGGAATACATTGAAACATCAAGGGCAAAAGAACCTATGCCTCATTTGATACCAAATCCTATGCAGGTTTTTGTAACAACAGAGAATGGTTCAATAAACAATTTAACTGGAGCAGATGATTAATGGCTACTTTTCAAGTAAGAATAGAAGACATAATAGGAGCAACAGCAAGTATTGGCTCTGATGATTCTTCAGCAAACGAACAAGCAATTCAAGATGCTCTGCAAGATACAGCAAAAGATATTATTAACAAGGTAAGACCTGAAATTTTAATACAGTTTTCTACTAAATCATCAAATGTTACCTCTAATCCTATTGCTACTGATATTGAAAATTCTAGAATACTTTTAGTTGAGAGAAGAGAAGACGATGATACGACTAGCTTATATTTATCATGTGTTTATTCAGATGCTTCTTTACAAGGAAAAATTCAAAATCCTCATAGCATTTTTTTTGCTACTGATGAATCTCCTAGATGGACATTTAACGATAATGATGTTTATGTTTATCCTGAACCAGCGACTAATAACCCTTGCAGATTCTACTCTATGGACAATCCTACTATTGAGCATAATGCTAGCTCTGTAAGTAAATTCCCAGATGAGCTAGAACATGCTTTGGTTATCGGTGCTAGCGCAAGATTAAAACAAAGACAGATTACATTTTTCAATGAAGACGAAGACCCTGAAATTGTATCGCTACATCGCTCTCAATATCAAGAGCTTATAGGAGAATATAATAATGCATTAGCGCCATTTATGAATACAGGAAGCTAATGGCAAAGCAAACATACAAAATTGAAATGTTTCATGGGGGACTAAATACAAATGCAGACCCTAGAGACATGGATGAAAAAGAATCCCTTGATTTAACTGGTGTTAATATAAGTAACATTGGAAGATTAGAGACTTTAGGTCAATTTACTAGAGATGCAAGTACAAGCCACACATTACAAATATTGCCAAACAGAGGTTTGTTTACAATGTCTTCAGATAAAAAAATTGATGGCACAAGTAGTATTGAGACCTTTATTGTCGCATATGATGATGGTGAAAGCGCTATTGATATAAGAGATAGCGGAGGATGGAATGCTAATCAAATAACTACTTTTGATAGCGATTTGCCCGTTTTTTATGTCGGAGATGGTAATTTAAGAGTTGCAGATGGAGAGTTTGATAATGCTGTTAATAATAAATGGTTTGGATATATAAATTATATTTTATTTGATAGCTTAAATGCTGATTCAGGTAACGCAGCTTATGATAGCACAGCCATTGGATGGACTCAAGCTAATCAAGAAATAAAATCTCCTACTATTGGTAATTGTTTAATATCTACTCCTTTTGCTGGTAGTGATAGCAATGGAGTTAATTCTAGCGCATCTGAATATATTGGCAATGTAGCTGATGCAAGCGGAGAAGATGTAGCTGATGTTCAAAGTGTAAATTTAAGAGTAGGCTTACAGTTTAATGAGCTTTTACCAAATGCTCATGGTGACTGGACTGGAACTCATGTTAACCTTACTACCGATACTACTTACTATCCATTAATAGGAAATGTAAATGTTAAAGCAACTTCATCTGCAAGTCAGCCTCTTTCAACAATAAAAGATGTAAGTCAAGATTTTTCAATAAATGAAGAACAAAGTTTTGTAATGGGATTTTACATAACAGCTTCTGAATATGCAGATTTAAAAAGAGTAAATATTACCTGTCACACAACAGATAGTGATGGTGGAGATAATGTTGCTGTTAAATATAGATTTACAAAAGAAGAATTAATTTCTGATGCTTGGAACTTACTTGTTTGTTCAATAAATAATACAACTGGTGGAGAATATACTTTTGGAGATACTCTTACTAGATGGGTTTTACAAGTTGTTGATGGAGATGGTAGTTCTGCTAGTCCTACATTTTGGCTTAGTGGCCCTGTGCTAGCTAAAAATTCTTTTGTATCAGGTTTTCAGCCTGGAATATATGAATTTTATCATTCTTATCTATATGATGAAGAAAAACAAGAATCTCTTCCTTTTAAGTTTACAGATACTGGTTCAGGAAATGTAAATAAACTAAATGTATCGGGAGAGTCAGTTTTATTTAATTTTGATTCTTATATAAATCCTCACAATAGCGCTGGAACACCTGTTTATTCTTTAAGTAAACGTATTGTTGGTTCAAGACTGTACTATAAGCTAGAAGAAAACGATAATTTTTATTTAATAGGAGAACTTGATTTTATTGATAAGGGTTTTAAATGGTTTCCTGAAGGAGATACATTAGTTTACTCTATGGCAAATGTAACTGGAGATGGAGACCCTTCAGATGATACTTTTTATAAAACATGCGTAATTGTAAAAGCCATAACTCCTTTGTCTGCTAATATTATAGATACATTTAAAACTATAAATGGATATAGTGGTTCTGTAAAGTCTATTGAAGCAAAGTTTAAAACAGCAGTTGTTCAAGGTAGAAGAACATATATTGGTAATGTAAGACAAAATGGAAAAAACTATCCTGATAGAATAATAAAAAGTCAAATAAATAAATTTGATGTTTTTCCAGATAAAATAGGAGCTATAGATGTTGTTGTTAACGACGGAGAAAGCATTGTTAAGCTAGAGACTTTTGCTGACAGAATACTACAGTATAAAGAAAAAACTTTATATATTATAAATGTTGCTGAAAGTGTTGATTTTTTAGAAGAAACGGTTGAAGGAAAAGGTGTTGCATTTGATTATCATGTTGTAAAAACTGATTTTGGTATAGCTTGGTTTAATAAGTTAGGAGCATATTTATATACAGGTAGAGATGTAATTAATTTACTAGAAAGACAAGGAAGAAGACTTTTGAGCGAAGCATATTGGGAAGCATTTGTAACAGATGCGGAAGATGGTAGTGCAGATGATTTAGATATGAGTTCTGCTCATATAGGACACATACCTCAAAGTAAACAAATTTTAATAAAAAATGAAAATATGGATGTTTTAATATATGATTTTGTAATTCAAGCTTGGACAAGAGGTGAAGTTTTAGCTTACGATGTAGGTGGAGGAGTTAGCAATTTTGCAAACAACGCAAATAGAGAGTTATTTTATCTAACAAATACAGATTCTGATGTTATGACATGGGATGCATCTCCTTCTACTGGAAATCCAGTAAAATTTATTACTAAAGATATTGATTTTGGTCAACCATCTGTAAGAAAAAAAGTTTATAAAGTTTATATATCTTACACCTCTGGTGCAGGTGGTGTGCCTAGCTTTAGATATGGAGTAAATGGAGATACTACACCAACAAATAGTCCAGTTGCTGTAACTGCTTTTGCTAATAATCAACCAGAGTGGACTCAAGCAGAATATAAATTTAACTCAGATGCTAATAATTGTTTTTCTTTACAATTACAGTTTGGAGAGTCTAGTGTAGGTGGTGGCTTTAAAATAAATGATATAACAATTATCTATAGAATGAAAAGTGTTAAGTAATGGCATTAAATAGACAAGAAAGAAAATTATTACATCAAAAATCTAATCAACCTACTCTTGGTTCAGGTGTTCCAAACTCAAGAGAAGGAAACGAAGGAGATGTAGCTTACAGAAATATAAAAGGTTCTGGAGTTGTTCAGTTTTTAAAAACAAACAATGAATGGGTTGCTATATCTTCTAGCGGAGAAATGCCAAAAGCAAGAACACCTGTAAGCAATAGGCAAAGTGTTTCTGGTGGAGTTGGACAGCATGGTTCTTTAACTGGTTTAGGAAGCGACCATCATACTCAATATTTACTTATATCTGGAACTAGGGCAATGTCAGGAAATCTAGATATGGGTAGTCAGAGCATAACATCTGTTAATAGCGTAACAGCTTCAGGAACTATACAAGCTGAACAACTTACATCTACTGATGATGCTTCTATATCAGATGCTTTAGATGTAGATGGGCATACTACACTAGACCAAGTAACAATAGATACTACAGATGGAGCATTTGCTGTAAGCGGAGGAAATCCTATTTCATTAACGACAACTGGTTCTAATGATATTAACATTACAACAGCACAAACTTTAGACGTAGGGGTTTCTACTAATTATGAATTAAGTGTAGATGGAAATTGTGATTGGGATACTGCTGATGTTGATTGGGATAATTCTGCTACTTTTGATTTAAGGTCTATAGGAAATATTACCATACATACAGCTGGAAGAGATGCAGATAGTAGCGGAAATGATGATGCTTCAAATACTATTTTAATAAAAAATGCAAATAGTAATAATTCTGATTTTACAGGAATACATATAAAAACAGATTCTCAAGGAGCTGCTAATTCTCATAATGATATACTAATAGAGTGTGCTAATGTAGCTGCTAAAGGAAGTACTTATGGCGTAGATATAAGAAGTTTAAATAATATAAGAATAAGAGCTGAGAATACTAATTCAGGCACGGCAACAGGTCTTTTAATGAGAGCAACAGGCCCTATAGATATAGGCGTAGCTTCTGGATTAACTCCTCACACGAGTAAAGAAAGAGTAAAAATACACGGAACAAATGGAATAGATTTTGCAGTTTTATATAGAGATAGTAGTGACGCTGCTATTAATACAACAGATGCTAAATGGGATAAAATAGATACATATAATTTAGTAAGGGCAATGACCTATAGAACAAGCACTACAGTTGCTTGGGAAACGGATACAACTTGCCATGTTACAAGTGGTAGCCCTACAGTTACACATGATGCTAATACTAGAATATTAAAAGGTCAAAAAGTAACAGGAACTGGAATACCTGCTAATACATTTGTAGGAGGTACTGTAACTTCAACTGAGTTTACATTAAAAAATTCTTCGGATGTAGATGTTAATGCTACTGCTGGTGATGGGTCAGAAATAACTTTGCAATTTTTTAATCCAAGTGCAATAGAAGAAGACAATAGAATAGGTATAGTTAATAAAGACAATGATGACAATGCATTAGGAACTGTTTGGCAAATAACTGTTTATTACACATGCTCTTCTACAAAAAAGAATTTACAAATATTTTATCTTTATTTTACAAGTTCAAGTAGTTTTGATATACATACAGCCGTTGAAGATTTACATTCTTCTTCAGCTGCTGGTGTATTGAATTGGGATTCCAATCAAGGCATAACATGGCAAAATGAAGATACTCAAGATGCTACAGTTAGAGCTTCTGCTTTAAGAATACAAAGCGGTACTAACGATTTTTAAATAAGGATATATTATGGCAACAATACAAGAACTATTAGAACAAAGAGCAGGGGGAGTTGGACAAGCTCGTTCTGATGTAAATTTTTTACTAAAACAGATACAGCAAAGAATGAGGACTGCTCAAGAACAAGATAGGCAAAGAGCTAAAAATATAAAAAGCGCAGGGAAAACAGGCTTAGATGCTATTAAGACAAGAAGAGATTTTTTATTAGCAAAAAGAGGAAACCCTAATTTATCTTTTAAAGATTTTTTAACAGATAGTAGAACATCTGGTAAGTTTATGGAACAAGGCGTAAACCGAGTTGTTTCTGGCGAATCTCCTAGACTAACAATGTCTGAAACATTAAATCCTTTTAGTAGGAATTATGCTAGAGACTTAAATGTTGAAAGAGCTGAAAATGCAGAAATGCTCCAAAACCTAAGAAGAGGAACAGCTCCATCTGCTGAAGCTAGCATGCTACCTAATCAACCACTTGGTGAAATGCCAGGATTTGATGACTTTTCAAATTTACCAAGTCCTCCTCCACCTGCAATGGGAGATGTTTCAGGTGAAGGATTATCTGCATTATTAAGAAGAGGTCAAACTCCAATAGTTCCTGAAGTTACTACTCAATACGCTAGTCCTTCTCAGGTTGCATCTATGACAAAAGCAAACCCAATACAAATGGAAGCTGTAGATGCTATTCAGTCTCCTTTAGGTGGAATAAGAAGAGCAAGTGATGGTTTAGGAAACATAGAAAGCGTACCTATGCCTGATTCTCCTTTTGGTCAAGCAAAACAAACAATAGATGGTCAAAATATTGAAGGAGTAAATATGGTTAGAGAAAGACTAAATAGAATGCTAGATGGCTCTTTATCTACCTCTCCATCTGGAGCAGGAGCATCTCCAATGCAAACTCCTAGCTTAGATTCTGGAGCGCTAGAACAAACTAGTAAACTTGGAAGTCTTGGTAGAGTTGCTGGTGGTATTGGAAGCGCAGCTTCTCTTACTTCAGGGTTAAGAGATATAGCAAGAGGACGAGGAGACTTATCAGCAGTTGCTAGAACTGCTGGAGGTGGCGTAGGTTTAGCTACTGCTTTAGGCGTGCTAAATCCTGCTTTTGGACTAGCAAGTTTAGGTCTTGGAGCTTTAAGCTCTTTAAGTAGAAGGAGATAAAAATGGCAACAAAATGGCATCCAGCATCAGGAAAATGGGGAATATTTGGAGAAACATCTGGCTCAGAAGAAGCAAGAAAAGCAACAGAAAGAATTGATGAAACTATTTCTGATATTGAAGGAAGGCGTGAAGGTTTATCTAGTTTTTATAAACAAATGGGAGACATGCAAACAGAGCAGATTAGAAGTCAGTCTCTTTCTGATATAGAAAAGTTTTTAACTGAATCTTATAACATAAGAAAAGAATCAGAAGAAAGAAAAGGTAGAACAGGCTTTGCTTTTACTGCTGACCCAGAAGTAGATACAAGACAACAAATGCTAAGAACCCAAACTCAGGGAATATTAGAAGATGCTGAGTTTCGTAAAAGAACATCAGACTTGAACTTAGCACAAAGAAGACAAACAGACCTGTTTGCCCTAGAAGATTTAATTAGAAATTTACAATTAGAAAGAGAAAGTTATTCTTAGGAGTTTATAATGGCCTATAGAGACCCAACATTTAATGCAAACATACTTACTGACTTATTAAGTACATACTTACAACAAAAATCAAACGAAAGAGACAGGTATTTTAAAGCAGAACAACAGGCAAATAAACCTCAATATAGAACAGTAGACGGAAATTTAGTAGAGATTGGCAGAGGAGGACAAGTAAGAACTTTAATATCAAAACAAAAAGAAGAAAAAGAACCTAAGTTTGAAGATTTTGCTAAAGATGGAATGATAAATAAAGGTCAATTTATGGGTAGAAACTATGTGCAAAGCTCAAGAGATAAAAAATTTGGTATGCCAGAATTTTATAAATTTACAGGTAGTAGCAGACCACAATTTAAGCCAGAAGATAAAGACAAAAGAAAAAGACAAATAGAAGATAAAGATATTTCTAGAATGGTTTCTGACCGTAATACATTATTAAGAAGAAAAAATAAAAATTATGATGTTACAGATTTGATGATGATAGAAAAAGGCATGATACCTAAAGATTTTACAAACGAAGACCAACAAAGACTTGACGATATAGAAAAAAAATTAGTTAAAAAAGGTTTTGATATATTTGGACAAGAAAAAATGTTAAATGATTCTAGCGCACCTAAAGTTAGTAAAGGAAGTTTTTGGGAAGATTAATTATGTCTCAAAATGCTCAAAAATTATTTAATTATTTACAAGAAAATGAGTCCAATCCAGAAGTTTTTGGAGACTTTGATGTTTTTCAAGAACAGCTAAAAGACCCAGAAAAAGCAGAAAAACTTAGAAATTATTTAGGAAATGAAGAAGCTTTTGGTGATTCTGCTACATTTTATAACAAAATAAATGAAGCACCTATAAAACAACAAGAAAACACTTTACCTCTTGATTCTAATATTGTAACAACAACAAAAGATGATTCTGGTACAGATATATTAGATTTAGAAATGAAAAATCCAGGAGCTTCTGCACCTGCTCTAGCTCAAATAAACAATCCTGATTACGAAACAAATCAAGTAATAGATAGCTCAGACCACGGATATTTTCAAATAAACAATAAATATTGGGATGATACCTCTTCAGTTCTTTTTAATAAACCAGTACAAGACTTAAACAATCTTGAAAACATTGCTATTGCTTCATATATTGAAAAAAAATCTCCAAATGGGTGGAATAATTGGGTAGCATTTAATAAAGGAAAGCATAAAGACTTTGATGGAGTTACTGATGAACAGCTAGTAAATACATATAAAGTTCCTGTTGATGTTGTGCAGTTAATAAATGAATCATTTGATGACCCGCAAACAGCAAAACAAGTTATGCTAGCTGAGTCTGGTGGAGATTCAACTGCTATAAATGTAAACTATACACCTCAAGAAGAAGGAAAAGAAACTGTATCTCCAGAAATTTTACAACAAAGTGAGTTGTTAATACGGGAAACAGGAGATTTTCAACCTGAATTTGAAACAGCTCAACCAAGTTCTAGCATGGTTATGACTCAAATGCAACGAGAGCAGTTTCCTGTTTTTAATTTTACAGGAACTCAAGTTGCTCCTCTTATACAAGAAAAAACAGAAAAAATATTAAAAAATGTAACTTTTTTAGATAGCCCTGCATGGGATACTGCTGAGCTTAAAGAATTAAAACCTGTAGTTGAGCTAGGAGTAAATGCTATAAGCAGAATTGCAGAATTGCCTGGATTAGCAATAGATATTCCAACTTCTTTATTAGCCACTCCTGAAGAAGCAATTTTAGGTTTATTAAGATTTATTCCTGATGAGTTTAATAATTTAGCTTTAGCAACAAATACTGTTGATGTTTTAAATCCTTTTTTAGCAATGGTTGTAGATGAAAAAACTGGTAAAGGTTTTGATTTTACAAAAGAAGAGCTTGATGAAATGCGTACTAAGGCTCAAAAACATATTTTTGATACTGGTGGAGTTTACACATACTTTGCTGCTAGTGGACTTACTCATTTAGGCAAAAAAAATTCTAAGATAGTTGAAAAAAATAAAGAGTTTGCAGATGTTGTTGAGTTAGCTAATGATAGACCAGCTAAAGGAAAAGTTACTCCAGAAATGCAAAAAGCTGTTGAAACTTTAAAAAAGAATGTAGAATTAAAACAAAAAGCAGAAGTAATTAAAAACAATGAATTGCTTACAGACTATTTACAAGAATGGGAAGTAAATAGAAAAGTTGAAAAAGCAAATGTTTTATCAGAACAACTAGAATTAAAGCTAGAAACAAAACCTTCTCCTAAAAAAAGAAAAACTAAACAAGAAACAAAGTCTACAGAAATTAATTTAGACAGAGATATTCCTAGCCCAACAAAAAAATTAAATAAAATAAAAAAAGAAGTAAGTAAAGTTGAAACAAAATTAAACTCTGTAAAACAAAAAGTAAAAAAAGAATCTGTTAAAGAACCTGCAACTTCTGAATTTGTAAAAGAAATAAAAATTGAAAAATCATCAGACTTAGGTAAGGCAAAAAACCTTGAACCAATAAAAGGAGAACCTGCAAAAAGATTTAATTCAAAAGAAAAAGTAGATGCTTACATAGAAAACAAACTAGGCGAATATATTGGTCAAAATGTTGTAGCTAATTATGGTCAGTTAAAAAATGGTAATTATATAGTTAAAATTTTTAAGAAAACAAAAGAACAACCTTTGCCAACAACAGCTACAAAAAGACCTCCTCTAAAAATAGAAAAAGAAACTGGTGCAGAAATTGTAACTAAAATGAGAGACCCTAGAAATTTAAAAAGAAGAATACAAAATCAAGAAATGTTGCTTGAGAAGTATGAATCTCAAGTTTCTGAACTAACAAGAAGCGCACAAATTAATAATATTGAATTAACAAAACTTAAACAACAAGCTTTAGAAACAGGAGTTGAATCTCCTAGAGCTAAACTATTATCAAGCTCTATTGATGCAACTACTGCTTTAATAGAAAAAACTCAAGGTGAAATTCAACTTTTAAAATCAACAAAGGAAATAGTTAAAGATATTGGTAAAAATATTGCAAGTAGAACTTCTCCAGGAAGAGTAGGTAAAGGAGCTAGAAAAACTACTAAAGAAAGAATGGAATCAGAAAGATTAAATAGAGAACTTGCTAGAGATATAAATATTATTTTTCAAAGAGGAAATACAGGAGTTGTAAAATCTAAAAAAGCTTTGTTAAAGTTTTTAAAAGAAAATAATGCATCAAAAGATATAATAAAACATGTAAATGATAATTATAAAGAACTTTATGACTATGCTACTATTGAAAGCGCTAAAACGCTTGCTAATGAAATATCTTCAGAGTTACCTCAAAGTCAAGGCGAGGTTAGGGGAACTAGAACTGCTACAAGAACTAGAGAAGAGTATTTTGGTAATTTAAGAGTAGATGTTATGTCTGGGAAAAAACCTAACGCACAAAGACTTTCTACAGTAGAATTAGTAGATGCATTAGTTGACAATATAGGTGCAGAAAAAGTAACAGATGCAAAAGGCACAAGAACTAGCGCAGAAATAAAAAGAGGAGCTAGAGAACAAA